ATTTTTCACCGTTTCGGTCAGCTCCAGTTTGTCGCTCGCCGCAGCCTCGCGGTTGGCGTAGATGTCTCCGACGCCGAGCAGGATGGCGGCTCGAATCACAGCCGGCACAGACGCCGCATTGGTGTAGCCGGCGACGAACCGCAGCACGATCGGATTGGCTGTGGTGAGCGTGACGGACGGCCACGTACAGCGCGGCGCCAGTACCAGCCGGCCGGGTTCGCTGGCCGTATCGACCAGGTAGTTGCTGGCCGGGTAGGTCGCCTGCACGCCGTCTGCGTCGATGTAGCGCAGATGCGTCACCGACTGCAGCGGAGGCCGCGGGATGTGGACGATGCCGTCCAGCGGCCATGCCGATAGGAACAGGTCCCATGTCTGCGGCAGGAGCGCACGCCAGCACTCCTGCTCGACGGCCTCGCGAGCCATCTGCACGTAGAGCGCCAGCGTGGAATCCTCCGCCGAGCCGGTGATCCGCAGATGCAGTTTGACATCGGCCAGCGTCACCGGCTCCACGGCTGGCGCAGTGACCAGCGTCCACGATCCATTCACAGCGTTGTTCGCCTCCGCCGGCGCGCAGTTGCCTGCTCGGCGCCGGCACTCACATCCAGCGCCGCTGTTTCGATGGTTTCCGCGACGAGCCGAACCAGTCCGGCCTGCAGCCAGTCCGCGCCATCCGGCATCTCCACTATCTGGCCGACGCGCACGACCAGCGTCTGGCCGTCGACTATCGATACGAACGCCTGTTCGGCCCGTACTAACATAGCAGCTCCTCAGACGAGCAGGAGGAGGGGGTCGCCTGCTCGTCTACTTGGCAATGGCCTGCGCCGTGATCGTGATCGTGTTTGCGTTTGACACGTTGGCCAGCAGGCAGAAATAGCGACCGAACACCTGCAGCTGCGCGATGTCGGTGGCGTCTGCCGTGTTGTTGGCCACCAGGTTGACGCCGTCCGCCAGTCTCGTGCCGTCCACGCTCCACTGGCTGGTCAGCGTCACGGTGTTGGTCGTGCCCTGATCGATCACGTAGAGCACGTCGACCGTCGACTGCTGGCCGACGTCGAAACAGGTGCTCGTCGTGTCGGCCGTGATGACCGACGTCGCGAACGGATCAAACGTGATGTATCCCGGCGACGCCGGTCGCGTGACGCTGGCCGGTGTCGGGATGGCCGGCGGAGCAGCCAGTGCGGTCGGCGCAGACTGCGGAGCGAGCGCCGCGACCAGTGCGATCACCGCCACCACTGCCAGCGCTACGACGATTGGCGTCCATGCTCGTGTGTTCATATCGTCTCCTCTCTGTGTGAGTGCGGAGCGGCCAGTGAGCCGCTCCGCTCAATTAGGCTAGGGATGCGCGCCGTATCCGATTGCGCCGGCCTGCAGTACGCCGTACACGCTGCGGAACGAGTATTTCAGCAGCGTCACGCCATCCACGCTGTATGGGTCCTGGATGAAGCGCAGCTCAGGCGCCTCGCGGTAGCCGACGTAGTTCCAGTCGCCGAACAGAACGGATTTTCCGCCTGCGCCGATGGCGTCGGTGCGATTGCTGTACAGCACGTCGTAGCCGAGCAGACCTTGAAGCTGCGTACCGTAGTAGCGCGCGTCGCTGGTCAGGCTGTTGATCGACCAGTGCGTGCTGGAACGCATGACCCAGTGAACGTCTGTGCTGGACTCCAGATAGAACGAGAGCGCGTCGTTGCCGACGATCTGCTCGAGCTCGCCGACGGCAACCGCTGAGTTGCTGGCGAACGTTTTCAGGCTGGTGCCGTTGGCCTCGACCTCGGCGACCAGCTGCGCATTGTGCGTGCGTGCGATCTCGCGAGCAATTTTGTCGGCGATGAACGCCATCAGATTGATCGGCGTGTCCTCCATCAGTTCCTCGGTCAGCACCACCTTGCGAGTGTGTTTCACCAGCGTGAACGATTTTAGCTGCGTTGTGAACGCGGCGCGCTCGTAGTTGTTGGCGTAGGCGTCGTTCTGCTCGCTGGTGACCGCGAAACTATCCGGATCGGCCGACTCGTACGGATGGTTGACCGTTGTGCCGATGCCAGGCACGAGCTGGCAGCCGAGCCGTTCGGCCAGCATGCGCTCGTTTTTGCGCAGCGCAATCTGGCCGACCAGCGTGGTCGGTATGAGATTGCCGCCGTCGCCTGCTGTCGTGATGTTCATGGTGCCGTCGGTGACCGCGCGTGTCTCCAGACCCATCCGCGTCGCGCGCTGCGACGGTAGGCCGAGCACGATCTGCGGCGTGCCGCTCTCGTCGCCGGCGACCAGGTGGCGCAGGCCACTGCGATCTCCGCGCGTGATCCAGGCGTTCCATGCGTTGGCCTCGTTGTCGCCGCGCGGACCACGGTTGTGCGCAGGCGCCTGCACCGGATGTGCGCTGCGGCTGCGCATCTCGTCGATCTCCTCGGCCAGTTTGATCTGCGCGTTGATCTGCTCGATCTGGCTGCGCAGCTGCTGCGTGCGCTCCGTCTCGTCTGCGGTCAGCGCGCGCCTCTCCTCGGTGGCCTGCGCCAGGATGGCGTCGGCCTGATCCAGCACCGCCGTTCGCTGGCGGCGGAACTCCATTACGTTGTTCATGTATCTATCTCTCCGCTAATATCTGCAGTCGTTGGCGCAGTACCGCAACCACAGCCACCTGGCCGTCGTCACGTTGCGCATCTATCTCATCAGCCGCCTGGCTGTCTGATTCTGATTCGGAAAACTCCGGCACCTCGACCGAACGCACATCGACCGACGTGGCGCGGTAGGCCGGAAAAACGACCGGCGACACCTCGTACAGATCGGCGTCGATCAGCACGTGCTCCGCCAGGCCATTCTCGCCGCGCAGCCAGTCGTGGCCGGCGCGACCGTTCACCTGGAACGAAAACGACATACCGGATACGTCGCCGCGCCGGATGCTCTCGACGGCGTCCCTGCCCCATGTCGTGTCGGCCGGCGTGATCGACACGCGCAGGCCGATGGCGTCGCGCTCGATGATCAGCGTGCCGTTGCGTGTGCGACCGAGCGGCATGTCGCTGTTGTGATTCCAGAGCGCACGTACGTCCGTGCCGGCGCTCAGCGTGCGGTCGAACGCCGTCGGCAGGATGCGTTCACGAAATAGCCGACCGTTCTGGCCGAGCATCGGCTCCGACCACGAGTCGAATACCACTGCGTAGCCGTGGATGGTCGGTGGCTGGCCATCTGCAGAACGCACCTCCAGATCGGCCACCTCGAATGTGCGTCGCTCAGTTGTCGCCATTCATCAGCTCCCTCGCCGCCTGCTGGTATGCGGCAGCGACCCAGTCGCCCACGCTCGCCGCGGCAATAATCTCTGCGTCGTCCAGTGCGCTGCGCAGCGGAGCCAACATTTCCTCGCCCGCGCGTCGCCACTCGTACAGCTGCTCCTCGCCCCACTCGCTAAATTTTTCGCGACCGCCCGCGCGCAGCGCACGCGCTCCGGCCTGACGCACGTCGTTGGCGATGCGTTTGGCCAGGCGCTGGCGCACGTCAGTCAACCAGGCATCCGCCATGCGGCCAGCCGACGTGCCATCCTGCTGCGTCGGCTGCGCGTCGCTCGGCGCCGTCGTCGTCATGTTCAGCGGTCGCCAGAGCGCATCGCCACCGGCGACCGGGTTGAGGTCCTCCATCTCTCGGACCTCGTTCTGCGTCTCGAATCCGGTCAGTAGCGCGATCTGGTGCGCCTCGTAGCGCGTTTTCAAATCGGTCGCCTGGAGCGCCGACAATTTGTACTGCACGAAATACTCGCTCCGCTCCGCGCCGAGCAGCATGTCGCGCTGGATAGCCTGACGATGGTTGCGCGACCACGGACCGAGTGTCAGCTCGCGGAACTGGATCAAATCCTGCTCCGCACTGGCGTACGTCTGCGTCTGCTCGGCGCCAATCAGGCCTGGACTGACGCCGAAAATGCGACATACCTCGCGCACCTGCAACTCGCGCGTCTCTAGAAACTGCGCCTCGTTCGGCGCGACGCCGGTTTTCTCGACGCGCATCCCCTCTTCGACAATTTTCACGCGATGTGACGCCGAGGCATTGTCGTTCCAGGATGCGGCCAGGCGTTTGTAGGCTGAGTCGCTCAGCGTGGCCGGGTGGCTCAGCACGTAGCCAGGCCGAGCACCCTGCGCGAAAAACCTCGCGCCGAACTCCTCTGTGGCGATGGCCAGACCGATGGCATTGGCAGCGCGCAACGGACTCATGCCGAGCAGGCCGGATACTGCCAGGCCACGCACGTGGTGCACGCGCCAGGCCGGCAGCCAGCTGACGCGGCCGACATCGTACTCGGTGTCGGTGACGCGGTAGATCAGCGACCGATCTCGATCCAGGTAGAGCTGGACATTTTCCGGCGACAGCGGCCACAGCGCGGCCGGGTAGCCATCCTCACTCCAGTCGATGCGTGCGTAGCCGTTGCCGTAGAGCAGCGTCGATGCCATCAGCATCTGGCGCACGTCGTATGCCGTCTGCAGCGGATTGGCGAGATCGTGCAGGATGGTGTACAGCGGATGATCCTCTGCCGGCTCTCTGCCGCCGTCGGGCGTGCGCCGGTACAGCACCAGCGGCACGGACGCCAGCGAGCGTGCGATCAGATTGACGCATGCCTGCACCGTCGACACGGCCAGCGCCTCCTGCGGCGTGATCGTCATGCCGGCCGCAGAACGAGCGCCGAACAGATCGCCGTAAACCATCGACGACTGAACCGGCGCGGGCGCAGCACGCCGCACCAGCGGAGCCACCAGCTCGCGCAGCACGCTCACGCGTCACTCCGCCCGCGCAACTCCGCGGCCGTCGCCAGGCCGATGGCCAGCAGCACCAGCACCGTGCCGCTGTACAGCAGCGTGGCAGCCAGGCCGACGGCCAGGTAGCAGGCGACGCCAATCAGCAGGAGGCCAATCGTCGCCAGTATCTCCGGCACGGCAATGCGAGTCATGCCGCCAGCCTAACAGCCGATGAGTCTCTAATGGAGATGCGAACATTAAAATATTGTGCCGATTGTGTTTTGGTGATTGACATTGTATAGCAATGTGCTATACTGATGATGTAGACCAAATCAACCAACGCCGAGCCGGGCGGCCAATCTCGGCAGGAGAATGAGAGATGTACACAATTGACGCTGAGAAGTTAGCAACGGTGACTGAGATCGTAAACCTGCGGACCGACCCGCGGGCGACAGAGGAGCTAGTCCAGGCGACAATTTGCGCCGACTGGCTCGGCGACGACGACGTCCGGCCGAGCGCCGGCAGCGACGGGCAGGGGCACCAGGCCTGGATTGACGAGGCCAGTGCGGAGGAAATAGCCGACTGGATCGGCTGTTTCTACGGCGACGCAGGCTAACAAACCATCCGGGGTGCGCATGGTACACGCACAGAAAGGCGCAACATGAACAATATTACAGATGACTATGGCGAGACTGCGCGCTATGCTGCTATGGCCAAGGTGATTCTGGCCAAAGCCGAGCAGCGCAGCGCCGACCTGAGCGGTATGTATCTGGCGCTAATCGACCTGAGTGGTGCTGACCTGAGCGGTGTCAACCTGAGTGGTGCTGACCTGAGATATACCAACCTGAGCAATGCCAACCTGAGCGATGCCAACC